TCCCCGCGCGTCGCGCGGAACGCGATCAGGTTGTTGTCGATGCCGGACATGCCACCGACCTTGAAGGAACCGCCGGTGGCGAATCCGGGCAGGTCGTTCCAGTTCACACCCGCTCCGGCCGCGCTCGCCGCCGCATTGGTTCCAAGGCTCACCTTGCTACCGCCGAAGATGCTGCCGAGCGCGCCGCCGATGGACCCGAAAAGGCCGCCGCCCCCACCGCTTGAGGATCCTGCGCGAGAGAACAGCTTGGAGATCAGATCGGCGAGGCTGTTGATGGCCTCTTCCATCCCTTTCGCGATCCGATCTTTCCACCAGTTCTTCATCCAGTCGCCAATGTTCCCGTCGAGCGCTGCTCGCATTCCATCCTGGATGGTGGAGCGCCAGACGCCGGTGATACGGGCTTTTTCTTGGTCGCTCACTTCGGCAACCGCCTTCGCGGCGGCATCTGGGCCCGACATGCCTTGGTCCTGAAGGTCTCGGATCCGCTCGCGGATATCGACCTCGCGTTGCAGCTGGCGGATATGCTCCTCGCTATCCCCGCGCTGCTGCGCCAGCCGCAATTCCCGGTCCTGGGCATCATCGGCAAACCAGCGCTGCCGGGCGCTAGCCCGTGCATCGTCGATCTGCGCCTGATCGGCCTCGGCAAGAGCGGTGGCTTCGGCAAGGTTCTTGGTCTGCTCGTAATAGAACGCGATCCGGCGCTTCAGTTCGGCCTGACGTTCAAGGCTTTCTTCAAGAGCGCGATCATTGTTGAGACGGGCGACATCGATGGCGTTTGCCGCCTGCTCGTCAGCAATTTCGCGCGCTGCGGCCTGCGCGCGGGCGGCATGGATTTCGTTCATGTCCCGCTGCGCGGCAACGCGAGCCTGATCGAGCGTCAGGCCGGTGCGCTGGTAGGCCTCCACCTGCTTGGAAAGAGCTAGCTGATCCTGAATGCGCTGTTCGGCCTCCTTGTCGCCGCGGGCGCGGGCTGCATCCCATTCGGCTTCGATGCGAAGCTGGTCCCGATTGCCTGCATCATATGTGGTGTCGCGCCCCTTGGGCGTGCGCTTGGCCCGGCTGTTCTTCGGCGGAGTGAAATCCACGATCCGGCTGCCGCCTGACGCGGGTGGCGCTGCGGGCGTCTTCGGAGCTTCCGGCGGGGCGGGTGCGCTGTCTGCCTTCGCGCCACCAAGCCCAAGGCGATCCTTAAGGGCCCCATACTTATCGCCGATCCACTTCGCGGCGTTGCCGATCCACGTCATCAGGCCGCCGAACTTATCGACAAGCCAGCCCTTCACGCCTTCATAGACGGATTTGGCCGCAGCGGTCACACCGGGGAACGCGGTGGCGACCCACGCCACTGCGGAAGCGACAATGGCGGTGAATGCGGTCGCGATATCGCTGAAGCCGTCGACCAACACCGCTTTTACCGCCGTGTAAATCGCTTGGACCGGCTCTGCGATAGAGGGGTACATCATGCCGACGACATCGACGATGGTCTGACAGATAGCATCGACGACTGCGCCCGCGGCTTCCCAGGCGCCAGCGAAATCGCCCTGTAGCAGCGCGCTGACTACGTCGACGACCGAACTGACCACGTCGACGACACCTGTGATAGCGCGGATCGCGATCTCCAGCGCGTTCACGAGACCGGCGCCGAGAAGCTCGACGATACCGGCGACGAAAGTGCCTGCGACGTCCAGCACGGTGCCGAATATCTCGATCAGCTTGCCAAAGCCCGCGCCGATCGGACCGGATGCGATCTTCGAAACAACCTCTCCCACCTTGTCGAAAAGCGCAGTCAACGGCGGTCCGAGCGTCTGGGTGGCCATCTGCCACACCTGCTGCAGCGCTGGGATGATCGAATCCGCAAACGTGATGACGGCAGTGACAGCCCAGCCGATCGGGCCGGTCAGCCCGAGGAAGGAGCGGGCGAGAATGCCAAGACCCTGCCTGATCCCAGCTCCAGCCAGCAAACGGACGAGCGCCGCGCCCAGCGTGCCGATCGGTTCGATCACGGCGCTGATAGCCCAGCCAAGGGCGCCGAAACCGCGCGCCAGCTTCGCGAAGATGAAAGACGCGAGGGCGCCGAACGCAATGGCAAGCGGGCCCAGCGCTGCCGCGACAGCGCCAATTACGACGCCGACCTTCAGTAAAGCGGGGTTCGCCTTGGACAGGGATTCGAGGAAGCCCGCGATCGCGTTCTTCACGCTGGTCATGATGGCGGTAAGACCCGCCTCGCCGATGGAAATCTTCAGGCTTTCGAATGCATCGGCCATGCGCTTGGTCGCGGCGGCCTCACCCTCCAGCCGCTTGTCGATCTTCGCGCCGACATCGCCCTCGGAGATTTCCTTCTGCAGGTCAGCGATGCCCTCGGCGCCCTGTTCCATCAGGCCGATGGCGGTACGTGCGGCGTCAGAGCCGAAGATGGTCTTCAAGGCGTCGGTCTTCGACTGGTCGGATAGGCCATCGAAGGCTTTCCGCAGAACCTCAGCCTGTTCGGCGAGTGGCTTCATGCGGCCGGTCTGCATGTCGAAGAACTCGATACCGAGCGTCTTCATCGCATATTCGGCCTCTTTCGAGACGGGTACGAGAGACTGGATATATGTCTTGAACGACGTACCCGCGTCCGAGCCGCTGGAGAACTGCGTGCTTGTGGCCGCGATCGCAGTGGCGAAGTCGCGGAAGTTGATGCCAGCCGACGCGGCCACGCCGCCGCCCTGCGCAATGGCCTGCTGGAAATCGATGAAGCCGAACTTCGATGCATCGAGCGATCCGACCACGTCGTTGACGACGGTGGGCAGGCCAGACGCCTGCACCTTGAACTGACCCATGACGTCGGTGACGAGCGCTGCTGCCTCCGCCACCGGGGCAGCGCCAGCTGCTGCGAGATCCAGCGATGACTTCAGCGCGCCGCCGAGAATGTTGGACGTCGATACACCGGCAAGACCGAGCGCCTCGATACCGTCAGCAGCTTCGGTCGCCCCTTTGCCCACGCGCGGGCCAAGTTCGCGGGCCTGGTCAGAAAGCTGCTTCAGCTCCTTGCCGGTGACACCGCGCAAGGCGGCCTCGACGCGCTTCATGGAGGCCTCGAAGCCGCTGGCCGTCTTGTTCGACGTCGCCGCAAGCGCGCCGAGCGGAACGGTGACGCCAGCGGTAAGTCCGACGCCCCAGTTGCGCGCCTTCTCCGAGACGTCGTCGAGGACGCGCCCGATCTGTTCGAACGCGGTGCGCAGCGAAGAAAGATCGCCCCTGGCACCCCTGACTGCTGGGGTCCAATCACCGGTATCCAGCGTCAGGACGCCGCGAAGCGCGCCGACAACGACGTTATTCATGGCTATCCTTTTCAGTTGGAGGTCCGGCGACGGCCGACCACATGCGCGCCATGGTCAACATCTGGTCGGCGGACATGACCGTCGGTTTCTTGGCCTTAGCCTTGGTGCCGACAAGATCCTTGAGCGGTGGCATTTTCTTCGCACGGCCCAGTGCCGCCGTCGTCCACGCCAACCAAGCGCGGTTATGGTGGTCTGCGTCAGCAGCGCGTCGCTTGCCCTCGACAAGCAAGGACAGGAGGCGAGGGGTCGAGCGGAAAAAGGTTTCGTGAGAACCGAGGTCCAGCTCGATCCAGATTGTCAAGGCTTTCGCCCAGTCCCACGGTTCTTCGGCTTCGCGTTTCCCGCCTGCTCGCTATCGTCTTTGGCCTCAGGGAACGCGGCCTTGAACGCACGGGCGATCAGCTGGGCGGCTTCGTTCACACCCAGATCATGAATCAGGCGACCTGCTTCCAGATCGCTCATGGCGCCATGGTGAGCCGCGAGGCCGATGCGGAAGATAGACCGGATCATCGTCGGACTGCCGAGACGGTCGCCCACGTCCGCAACGTCGATTTCCAGATCCTCCTCGATCGTGCAGAGCGCATTGAAGTCGAAGACGAGCGTCCAATTCTGCTCAGCCGCCTTGAAGCCGACCTCGCCTTTGATGGTAGCGGCCATGATTAGGCGCCCCCGGCAGGCGGCGCGGCGCGGACGATCGAGCCGCTGACGCGACCGGTGACCTGGCAAGTCAGGCGGTCATTGAGAGGCGCGGTCGGCTGATAGCCGCGAATCAGCAGATCGAATTCCCAGGTCGCGCCGTTGGGCCACGTGAAGCGGAAGCCGCGTGGGCGGCGAGTGGCCTTGGCGTCGAGGATCAGTTCTTCCGTGGGTCCGCCGGGGACGTAGTTGATGTTGAAGGTGCACTCGCCGGGATCGGTAAGGCCGCCGATGAACTCCTTGACGCCGTCGACCGACTGGAAGTGGGTGACTTCGATTTCGTCGTCCATCTGCTCGGGCGGCGTGATCTCGAACGGCTCGCCGATCTCGGTGTACGTGGTTCCGGTGGGCGTGCTCTTCATCTCGATCTTGATACCGAGACCGGTCATTGCCTGGCTGTTACCTGCCATGCTCATTCTCCTCAGTTGCTTGGGTAGTGCCAGACCATCACGTCGATGGCGGTTCGGAAGGTTGTCGCTAGGGCGCCGTTGGTGCGGCTGCTGTCGTTCCTGACGTCGATGATGCGCGTGCTCTCGACTTCGGGCCGCTTGACCACGGCGCGGCCATCGATCTCGACGACAACGGTTTCGGCAATGGCGTCGGCCTCGCCGCGGCTCGTCGACAGGCACTCGACGGTGAGCCACGCACGGCGAAGGGATTGAGGCCCGCTGAAGGTGAGCGGACGCGGATCGCTGATAAGTTGAATGACGATCGCCGGCAGCGGATCTGCTTGTGGCCTTTCGTCGCGGTAGACCCGTTCGGCCACGAAACTTTGCACGGCGTCCGCATCTCGCAGGACGTCGCGCAGGACGGCGGAGATTGCCATGTGTCAGCCCTTCAGTTCGCGGGCGAGAACCTTGCCGAGGCCGTCTGCGGTCGCGGGCAGGATGCCGTCGCTGTTCTGGTTCCAGGCCGGGCGCATGTATGGGTATGCCCGCGTCGCATCGTACTCCCGGCCGTCAGCGCCAACGCTGGGTGGACGGCCAATCTCGACGTCAACGGCATAGTCTGCGTCGACAGATGGGCCGACGTAGGCGGTTATCCCGCGCTCACCCCCGCCGCCGTCGGCCCGGTCCGATACCCCGATGGCATCGCGCAAGCGGCCGGTTCGAACATGGACGATTGCTTTCGCGGCATCAGAGACAGGGCTCAATGCTTCCTGGAGAACAGGCTCGACGATATCCGGGTCGCTCATTAGCTCCGCGGCGCGGGCAAGATTGTCATCGAGGTCGTCAAGACCTTCAATTTCGAACCGGGTGCGCATCAGGCTACCTTTGCGAATCCTGTGATCTCGAGTGCGGCGCGGGTGCCGACCTCGGCCACGGTCTGAATGTCGAAAATGCGGCCGCCTTCGCGCAGCTGGTACGCCGGTGTGACGGCTGCCGCTGCGGGGCTCCACGGAATGAAGAATGTCGCCTGCTGCAAGGCGGTGACCTGCGCGACGGCGGTCTGGTCGGTCTCGGTGCCGGAGCGGTCCAGCCGCGCGGCGGGCAGCGTCATGATCACGCCGAACGTGTCTACCATGTCGCCGTATTCGTTCTTCGCGCGCGTGGGGCCGAGAATTTCAAGGTCGCGATCGAGGCCTGGCACGTCACAGAACCAGGTGAGGCCTTCAGCATCGAGCTCCGGCGGCAGGGTGAGGACGAGGATCCGGTCGCCGAGGAGGAAGACAGCGCCGACCTCCGGCGCAGCCACGTCGCTCACCCTGAGGTCGAAGACCTTCCCGAGACTGACGGGGCGAGGCCGGACGGTTCCTTCCGTCGCCACCCGCTGCCGCTCGATAACGCGGATTTCTGATTGCTCCCCGCTAGGGGAAACGTAGACCGCCGCCGCAGAGCCAGGCGCGTTGAATAGCGCGTCCAGCGCTGCGGCGAACGCGTCCATTTTAGGCGGCCGGGATCTGGCCGGAGAGCAGGACGCGGCCGGTTGCGTCAGCTGATGCCTGAGCCTGCGCTGCAACCCCGATCAGGGTGTTTCCGGCCGCGGTGCTGGTGACGCGGAACGCGGTGTTGTCCCAGTAGAGACGCTGGCCGGCAGTCCATGCCTCACCCGTCGCCTTGGCGAGATCCCAGACGCCGACGCGGCGGCCTTCCACAGGCGCGCCGATGGCAGCGGCAGCGAGTGCCACGGCAAACAGCGCACCGACCAGAAAACCCTGACCGCTTGCGAGGGCGCGAGGGGCGGGAAGGGTGATCGTTTCACCCGGCTGTACGAAGTTACGAGCCATCGGCCTTACTCCTTGGTTGACGCGGGCTTTGCGGCCTGCGTTTTGCTGGGCTTCTCGGTGGTCGCCTGCGGCTGCTCGGCAGCGGTTTCGGCGTTCACCGGAGGGGTGGGCGGCGCGGCGGTGATCGGTTCGGGCTGTGCCTCCGCGATCTGGTCGGCGGTGAAGTCGTCGGTAACGTCTTCCGCCACTTTTTCGTCGTCAACGAGGCGGGTTGCCTCCTTGTCTTCAACCGGAATCGCACCTTCGTGCGGGTGGCGAAGTCGCCCGGCCACATAGGCGGACGACAGAAGTTTGATGAACTTCATGCGGTCATCTCCATGTTGGACGGGGCGTTGCCGCCCCGTCTGGGGTCAGCCTCAGGCGGCGCCCGGCTGCTTGTAGGCGGAGCGGTAGTTCACTGCGCCGACGCCGTAGTCGTGGCGCACCTTCCATTCGACGCCATCGACCCTCCAGCCGTCTTGGCTGTCGGTGAACGGTTCGGTGACGCCGTTGAGGAACACGACTTCCAGCGCCGGGGCGGTGCCGGGGTCGGCGAAGCCGTAATACGCATTCCCGGTGAGGCGCTGCGTGGCGATGATGTCGCTGAGCAGGCCCTTGACGATGTTCGGCTTCTGGAGCTTGCCGACGGCATCGGGGTCATATTCGCTGCCGTTGATGGTGATCGCAGCGCCGCGCAGGCGGCGTGGAACGAGCAGGCGGTCGAGACCGATTTCCAGGAACTCGTTGCCGCTGATGTCCTTCTGCGCGCCCATGGCCGCGTCGATGTCGTCGAACGCCTGCACCGAAGGTGCGGCGCCGACGGCGGCGAGGTTGCCGTGATCGGCGTGGAACAGCGGGAGGCCGTCATTCATGAGGGGGTTGCTGTTGAGCAGGGCATACACGTCGACTTCGATAGTCAGCTTGGCGGCACGGCCCAGATCGACGGCAAGGCCGGAGAACACGTCCATGTCGTCGTTGACGATCGCCTGACGCGACAGGTTGATCATGTTGCCCACCGTCTTGGCGACGATCTGCTCGCGCGCGAGGTCGGGGATCGGCTTGTTCTTGAACTCGCCAGCTTCATTCACCTGATCGAGCGCACCGAAGCTGCCGCGCAGGTAGCGGCTGTGCGGGCGGAAGTCGGTGACGGTGCCGGTCCCGCAGAAGCGCGTCCAAGTGTCGGGCGTGGTGGCATAGGCAGCCTGGAGGATCCGATGGATCGCGGTTTCGAACAGGACCGGGAAGTCGCTGGTCGTCTGCGTGATCACGGCGGCCCGCGACGTCATCGCCTGACGGACGATCATGTCGGGGTCGCGCATGCCGCGGGTGTTGGTACCCGCATTTTCCAGAGATTCGCGCGCGAGGTCGACGTTGCGCATGCCGCGGAACTCGCCGGGATCGACCTTGACAGTTTCGCCCTTGAGGGCCGCTGCCTTCTCGATCAGGTGGGCCACGCCTGCCTTGACCAGAATCCAGTTGGTGGCGCCTTCGCGGAACTTGTCGCGCTCGTCTTCGGTCACGCGGGCGGGGCTGTTGTGCCCGACGTTGGCGGCGTCACCGGATTCTGCCAGCTTGTCGAGGATCTGCTCGCGCGCAGCGGCAAGGGTGGTGTCGCTGTTCACCAGGCCGTCGATGAAGTCGGTAGGCAGGCGGTGCTGCGTGCCCAGGGCGCGGATACCGCCGACGCGGGCGCGTTCGGCAGCGACGGCATTCTGCACGTCGGCAGACGTGAGGCCAGCGGGCTGATTTTCCGCCGGTGCAGGCTGAGACAACGCCAACGCGCCGGTATCAGGGAGCGCGTCCTTCGCGTTGAGGGCGAGGGCCGACGCCTGGATCTTGTTGATTTCGTCCTGGTTGCCGCCATCCTTCTGGAAGGCAGCGATCGCGGCGACCAAGGCCGCGCGGGTCTTATAGAGGTCCATGGTTTTCTCCTGTGGACGGTTAGGAGCGGCAGAGGCCGCCTTTGGCTTGCCGATCATCGCCATTGCTGAGATGCGCGGGGTCTCCGGGACCTTGCGGAACCCGAATGCGGTGACGTCGCATGCGGCGGCGCTGGACGCGTCCACG